CCCTCTTAAAAGCTTACGCTTTATTAAAAATAAATTTAACACAAACACCAGAGAATGTCAATATGGCGAGGGTCATCTAACGGTAAGATACTGAACTGTGGATTCGGGTATGCCGGTTCGATTCCGGTCTCTCGCCCCAAGATATTTGACTCGCTTGACGCACTCCGGAAACTTTCGAAGCCCGGAGGCTTTTATTGGAGGAAGAATATGGCTCATGATGATATGGAAGTTGTAATGTACAAGATACTGGCATACCTTTACAAATGCAACAAAGCCGGAAAGGAACCAGAATTTCTGGATTACTGCGCCGGGGGAGCACTGGTTAAGACAAATCAGGGCTATTGGAACCAGATTATGAAAGAGCTGATCGATCAGGGCTATGTTCGGGGGTTCCTGACACGGGAGACAAAGGATGGATCGCTGATTCAGCAAGACCGCCCACAGGTGACCTTTGCCGGAAGAACATTTATGAAGGAGAATAGCAGAATGAAGGAAGCAAAGACCTTTTTGGGGGACGCTTTTGAGAAAGTGTTAACGGCAACCGTCGAAGCACTGGCGGCATCAGCACTTTAGCGAAAACAAAAAATGATTAATATAAAGATATGCACCGACGGCATAACTGTGACAGGTCACGCCGGACACGCACCACCTGGGGAGGATATAGTCTGTGCGGCTGTATCGGTGCTGGTACAGACATTAGCGGTGTCCATAGGCGAATTGACCGGAGACAATATAGAGCATGATATGCAGCATGGAAATGTTGTAATCAGATATAAGGATTTGACGGAGCTCGGAAAGCTCTTGGTTGAGTCCTTTTTTATTGGCGTAAATGGAATAGCGGCAAGCTATCCGGAGTGCATCAGAGTTAGCCGGGAGGCGCGACCAAGCGTTGAAGTCGATAAAAGCAATCGGAGGATAAGCATTGGATCTGAAAACTATGGAAGGGAAAGAAATGAAAATGAACGATGAACTGAGAAAATGGAAGTTACAACTGTTTGCAGATGAACCTGATCCGGAAGAAGGCGGCAAGCCCGATAATGACAATCCGGACGGAGGTGATCCTAAAAAAAACAAGCCGGATGACGACAAGGGCGGCGAGAAGAAGTACACCGATGATGATGTGAATGGAATCGTTGAAAAGAAGTTCGCCAAATGGAAAGCCCAGCACGAGAAAGACCTTGCTGAGGCTAAAAAAGAGGCGGAAAAGCTCGCCAAGATGAACGCGGATCAGAAAAAAGACTACGATATGGAAAAGCTCAAGGCTGAAAACGAGAAGCTGAAAGCAGAGGCGGCAAGAATCGAGCTCGGGAAGGAAGCAACGAACATCCTTAAAGAGCATGAAATCGACGCAACGCAGGATATTCTTGATTTCGTAGTTGGAGCTGACGCGAACAGCACAAAGGCGAACATTGATAGGTTCGTCGGGATCATTAATTCACAGGTTAAGGCAGCCGAAGTCAAGAGGGCTAAAGGTAAAACACCTAAAGACTTTGGCGATGGTGGCGATGGGAATATAAGTGAAATCGCTAAACGTATTGAAAAGTACAGATAGGAGAGAAAAATGAACAAAAATTTTACACTTCAGATGTTTGCGGCAGGAGACAATAACGACCAGCCGGTGAGAGTTTACACAAAGGATTTCAAGAATTTGCTCCAGGCAGTTTTTAAGAAGCAGTCATTTTTCGCTGACTTTTTCGGTGGCGGAATTGAAGCACTTGACGGAATCCAGCACAAAGATACTGCGTTTAGCCTAAAGACATCCGACATTGCTTGTGTTGTAAAAACAGGAACAGTCGGCCAGGGCGGCACGCCGGCTTATAACGAGGGCGCAAATGTAGCGTTTGGTTCCGGAACTGGCAAGTCAACAAGATTCGGAGAGAGAACTGAGGTTGTCTACACGGACACAGATGTTCCGTACAAGTGGGACTGGGTATTCCATGAAGGGATTGACAGACACACCGTAAACAACAGCTTTGATACGGCGATTGCTGACAGGCTCGAGCTGCAGGCAAGGGGCAAGGTCGCGCAGTTCAACGCCAAGCACGGAGCTTTCATTTCGGCAAACGCAGGAAAAACCGTTGCGGGCGGCGCTGCTGTAACTGCTGCAAATGTGGCGGACGTCTTTAACGAACTGCACAAGCACTTTGTTGACATCGAAGCAGTTGGAACTTTTGTGGCAAAGGTTACCCCGGCCGTTAACAACGCAATTGTTGATACCGGACTGACCACATCCGCTAAAGGCTCAACTGTCAATATCGACAGGGACACAGTAACGATGTTCAAGGGCTTTGTGATTGAGGAAATCCCGACGCCGCTGTTTGTGACCAAAGAGGTCATTTACGCTTACATTCCGGGCGTTGGTAAGGCGTTTACTGGAATTGAAACGGCAAGAACGATCGAATCCGAGGATTTCGACGGCGTAGCCCTGCAGGGTGCAGGTAAAGCCGGGGAGTACATTTTGCCGGATAACAAGAAAGCCGTTGCGAAGGTCACCGTTACGGGAGCATAAGGAGGTAACGAATGTATAAAGTTATCGAAGAATTCCACGATCTGACGGATTTTAAGTCCACAAAAGGCGGAGATGTCTACCACAAATACGAAGTCGGCGACGATTATCCGAGAAGCGGCGTAAAAACAACGCCTGAAAGGATTAAGGAACTGTCTGGCTCCGGTAACGCGAGGGGAATACCGCTAATTGAAGAAGTTAAATCTAAAGAGCCCGGGGGAGAGAAAGCCGCCGAGTAAGGAGGCTTAGAAATGCTTAACGACATCAAAAATCTGCTTGGCCTTACAGGAACAGACAGTGACGGGTTGCTGAACACGATTATCTCAATCACAACAGCCCGTCTGCTTGTGCTGCTTGGGGTCGATACAGTCCCGGCTAAGCTGTCCTACATCGTTACGGAGGTATGCGTAGCAAGGTTCAACCGTATAGGCTCTGAGGGACTCAGTTCTCACTCTGTAGAGGGTGAAAACATGACATGGAGTGATAATGACTTCGAACCATTTATGACCGAGATAGAGGCATTCAAGACGTCCCAGAGCGTGCCGTTTAAGGGGAGGATCAAGTTCTTATGAGATACGAAACTCCGATTTACTTTCAGCGAGCGGTTCCAGGAGCGTTTAATCCGGCAACTGGCGACTATGACGATGATTCGGTCGAGGAAATCAAGGCGTTTGCGGCGGTTATGGACACAAAACAGGAGACAATGCGGCTGATTTATGGCGAAATCAGGCAGGGGCGGCTTACAGTCCACCTGCAGAATCAACATACCGAGCCGTTTGACCACATTCGGATTGGATCTAAACGATATGCTGTGGATTACCGCAGACGGCTCAGAACCAAAGACGTTTATTTTGTCTCGGAGGTGCAGTGATGGGAGTCAAAATCAAAATTGAAGGCGTTACAGAGCTGCAAAAAAAACTGCTTGATGCCGCAAAGCCGGGTGCATTGGAGAAAGTTGTTAGGCAAAACGGCGCGGAAATGCAACAGAGAATGCAGCGCGAGGCGGTCTTTACACGCGGATACTCGACCGGTGCAACGCAGCAAAGTATCTCTTTACAGATAACTGACGGTGGCAACACGGCCGAAGTTGGCCCCGAAACCGAATACAGCGAATACATTGAACGCGGCACTCGTTTTATGGAACCGCAGCCATTCGTTACGCCGGCACTTGACGTCCAAAAAAACATATTTCTACGCGATATCGACAGGCTCATTAAGAGCAGATTGAAGTGAGGTGATGCAAATGGATCCACAACAAGAATTATTTTTAGCAGTTAGAGAAAGGCTTGTAAGTTTATTCGGTGAGGACAACGTATATGACGCGTTTCTGCCACCGGAAGGAGCGGTGTATCCGTTTGTATACCTCGCGGATTCTTGGCTTGTAGATGATCCTAACAAGGGTGCAGTATTCGGAAGGGCTTATCAGACCGTGCATTTTTGGCACAACAACCCAAGAAAGCGCGGAACACTAACAAATATGATACTTAAGACCAAACAGGTAGCGCACAAACTGACCAAGACCACTAATTTTACGTGGATATGCGTATCCACAAACCAAAGAATTTTACACGATACCACTACAGCTCAGCCGCTTCTGCATGCGGTGATTGAGCTTGAATTTAAGTTTGCATAGGAGACAAAAATGAAAAAATTTAATTTACAAATGTTCGCCGAGGCTGTCGGCGGCAAAAAGATAGTCTATCTTTATAGGGTACATGAAAACGCAAGCACCGATGCAGGAACAAATCTGGCATTTGTTACTGAAAATAGCATGTCTATAAGCAAGGACGCAGACTCAACAGCGACTAAAGACGGCCCGATAAGGACGCCGGGCGAGGCTGAAATCGAAATTGAATCGACATCAGTCTTTAAAAAAGGCGACATCGTGATCCAAAAGCTTAAAAACGCAATGCTTAATGACAAGTTACTTGAAATATGGAGAGCGAATCTTGAAGCCCCCGCATTGGGCGGTACGAACAAATTCGCGGGAACATATTATCAGGGATATTTGACATCATTCGAAGAAGCTTCAAATGCTGAAGATTTTGTTGAATATTCGCTGACGTTCGGAATTAACGGCAAGGGCGTTGATGGAGACGTAACGGTCACAGTAGAACAGCAAGAGGCAGCAACCTATGTCTTCGCCGACACTCCAAAAACAGGAGCATAAGAGTTAAAGCTTGATACCCGGGGCATTGTCGCTCCGGGTTTATGTTTGATGAGTAGGAGAAAGTATGTTTGAAATTAATGTAAATGGCACAGACTACCCGCTCAGGTTCGGGATGGGTTTTATAAGAGAGGCTAATAAGAGGATTTCTATACCTATTTACGGCGCTCCGGGCGCAAGCAGAAAAGTCGGGCTTAGGTACATCATAAGCGATGTTATGGACGGCGATATTGAAGCGCTTGAAGACGTAATCCTCTTAGCGAACAAAACGGAAACGCCGAAAATAAAGAAAGACGAGCTCGAAAAATGGCTCGAGGAAGATGCAAACATCGACACACTTTTTGAGGATGTGCTCGATTTTTTCGAGAAAGCCAATACCACGAAAAGGACGATCAAGGAGCTGAAGCAGATAGCGGAAATGCTAACGGAAGAAGCTCTGAAAGCGGAAGCATAGACGATTTTGAAAAAGAATATCAGCTAATCGCGCAAACATGCTTTAAACATCTTGGAATGCGCGGCTTTGATGAGGTCGACAGGCTCACCATGGCTGAATACGGACTGCACGTAAAGGCCATCGCTGAAAAACGCGAAGAAAAAGAAAGAGATCTGCACCTTGTAGCATGGCTAAGCGTTGCGGCAAGAGCGACAAAAAAGAACGGCAGCTTGGTGTATGACAAATTTGAAAAATTTTACAAAGAAAACAAAGAAGTGAAGATATCGGAATCGAAGATTAGCCGAATCAGAAAATATTACGAAGAGAGCAAAAAACAATGGCTGAAATAAAAGCGGTCTTATCCGCAATCGACAGAGGCTTTACGGCCGGCATAAAAAGAGCAGCAGGTTCGCTTGATTCACTCGATCGTCAGGGGGGCAGAGTAACGTCCAGAATGCGCTCGGGTCTTGGCATGGGAATCATGATGGGGATAGGTGCGAAAGCCTGCGATATGGTGGTATCAGGCTTTAGAGCGGTAACATCGTCTGTAGACAAGGCCGTATCAAGAGCTGACACGCTTAATAATTTCCCAAAAATCATGGGCAATCTGGGTTACTCAACTAAGGACGCTGCGGCAGCTATGGCTAAAATGGATAAGGGAATAGCGGGACTGCCGACATCTATGGATGCAATTGCCTCAGCGACACAAAAAATTGCACCGCTGACAGGCAACCTAGGTAAGGCAACCGATGTGACGCTAGCGCTCAACAATGCGCTCCTTGCTGGTGGAAAAAGCACAGAGGCGCAAGCCAACGCGTTAGAGCAGTTTTCACAAATGCTGTCTGCCGGTAAGGTTGATATGCAGTCGTGGAGATCAATGCTTGACGCAATGCCGGGGCAGCTGCAGCAGCTCGCATATGAGCTTGTAGGGCCAAAAAAGAATACGAATGACCTATACGAGGCAATGAAAAGCGGCAAGGTGTCTTTTGACGATTTTAATAAAGCGCTCGTAAAGCTCAATAAAGATGGCATAGGCAAATTTGCGAGCTTTGCAAAACAAGCCAAAACCACAACACAAGGTATTGGCACCGGGATTGCGAATCTGAAAACGGCAGTCGTTAAAGGCGTCGCTGACATGGTGACCAGTGCCGACAGAGCGATGAAAAAGTACACCGGCTTTAGCATTGCCGACCAAATGAAGACGGCTGGCGACAAAATCAAAGAGACTTTTAAGAAGCTCGGGCAGTCGAAAGGATTCGCCAAAGGCATAGCCGCCGCATTCATAGTGCTTAAATCGGGCACAAAGGTAGCGTTTGCGTTCGGTAGGGCTATCGTTAAGGTTGGGGCAGCCTTTGTTAAAAGTCTCGGTGGCAGCGCGTCATTCGAAAAGGCAGTAAAAAATATACAACAGACCCTGTCTAAGGTTGCACGGTTCATTGAGGACCACGCAGAGGGAATAGGAAGAGCCGGAAAGGCGCTTGTTGTTTTCTTTGCCGCGTTTAAGGCTTATAAGGCTATAAGTGGCGCAAGAAACAGGCTATCAAGCTTTATCGCTCTAGCAAAAGGCGGCGAGGGAATTATAGGCAAACTCGCCAAAAAAACAGGGCTATTAACAGCGTCTACAACAGCGCTTAACACCGCTACAGACGCGTCGGAGCTACAACTGCAGCTGCACCATGGCGCTGTGTCCAAATCCACGGAGATTCTCGCAAAACTAAAAGGCGGAATTGGCGGGCTGGCATCTAAGATGGGGATGACGACGGGAGGACTTGCTGCTTCGGCTGGGATTGCCGCGGGTGCGGTAGTTGGACTTGCGGCTGCAGCTTACAAGTATCATCAGGACACAACCAAACACACTCGGGCGGCAGACAGCACAATACAAAAAAACAAGCAGCTTACAGCAAGCGCAATGGCTCAAAACGCAAGTATAGATAAACTGTGGGGAAAGATAAAAAAACTCAATAGTGTTGAAAACAAATCCGCAAAACAAAAAGAAAAGCTCAAAAACTATATTGACGCGCTTAACTCGGCAGCTCCGTCACTTGGCATTAAATACGACGAAGAGACTGGGAAAATTAAGAACAACATAAAGGCGATTGAAAAAAGAATCGAAGCGCTTAAGAAGCAGGCTCTTGCCGAAGCCTATCAGGCGCAAATGAAATCTATGGCCAAAAAATACGCCAAAGACGAACAAAAGCTTAGCAAGGCGATAGACAGGCGGAGAGACTTGCAAAAACAGCTTAATGCGACAAGCGCTGCAGATGATGAAGGCAGACACGCGGCGCTACAGGCGAAATTGCAAAAGACCAACGACGAAATCAAAGACCTCACAAGCTCTACACAAAAATATGAAGAGGAAATGGATAAAATCGCCGAGAAACAGACCAATGTGGCTAACGGGATCACTTTCAGTGTGGCAAAATTTGAACAGTTGAAAAACAAAGTAAACGAAGGCTATCAATTTACGGATCAGTTTTATACGATGTTTGAAAGTGGTGCTCTTAGGATGCCCCAGACGGTAGAGCAGATGAAGAACGCGATGAATCTGCAGGACATGTCGAACAAGGCGGGCATCGAGGGCAAAAAAATACCCGAGAGCCTTGCAAACGCAATGATAGCGGGCAAGGTTGCAATTCCAAAGGCGACAGGACAGATGAAAGCTCTTGTAACCAATTTTTCTATAGATAAAGGTAAGCTGACTTATAAGGGTAGAGCCGTACCGCAGTCTATAGCAAAAGGGATTGCGAGCGGTCAACTACAGCCAAAAGAAGCCGCAGAAAGGATGCAGGCCTACATAAAATTCACAAAGGCCACGCAGGGTGCTTCCGGCGCCGGGAGAAAGGTTGCAAGCAATCTCGCCACAGCCATAGCGAATGGCAAGCTGACCTATAAGCAGGCTCTAGCTAAATATGATCCTTTGACCAAAGCTGCAGGGAGAAGGCAAGCGCAAGCAGCCAAGTCCGGGGCGGCGGAAAGTGCGGGCTACGGTCGTTCCAGAGGTTCCGAATTCGGAGCCGGATATGTGTCTGGGTTGCTTGGTATGATAGGCGATGTTGCTGCTGCAGCGTCGTCACTTGCGGCGGCCGCAAACACCAAAACCGGGAAAAAACAAAAATCCGGGTCTCCATCAAAAGTCGCAAAAAAACGTGGCCGTGAATGGGGCGCAGGCTATGTGATAGGCATTGCGGGTTCGGTAAGGCGTGTGAGGTCAGGCGCAATTCGTCTTGTGAATGCGGCAAGAGCAGCGATGAAAAAAGACATCGCAAAACAAGGCCTGTGGAAGAAGTCTTTCGTGAGGTCAACCGACAAGGCAATGTCTGCATTGACAAAGGCACTCAATAAGAGAGTCTCAAAACTGAGAAAGTCGACGAACAAAAAAATCGGCGCATGGATGAAAAAATCAAAGAAAAACAAGGCCTTGAGGAATGCGGGCAACTTGCTTAAAAGGCTCTACGGCGGCGCGCTAAAAAAAGAATCAGCAAAAATGCTGAAAACCGCCAAAAAGTCGCTTGGAAAGCTGGCATCATCCTATCAAGCCGCCTACGACAAAATAAGAGATGCACGAAACGCAATGACCGAACAGCTAAGGGCGTACGGGTCACTGATACACACAGACAGTTATGGGTTTACAACGCTTACAAATTTTAAAAACTTAATTAAGCAGCAAAACAAAATAAAAGCTATGCTTAAAACGTTGCAAAAGTACGGCGTGTCTCGAAACTTTATTGATCAAATATCGGGGCTAAGCGTTGATGAGCAGGTCAAGGTGCTCAACCATCTTATGGGGATGAGTTCTGCAGCAGTCAAGCAATATGCGAAAGAATTTGACAAATACTGGAAAAACGCCGCGACGATTTCTAACGATATATATAAACCGTATGTAAAACAGCTCAATAGTAAGTATAAAAAACAACTTGACAAAGAAATCAAAACCCTAAAACGGAAGTTCGCGGCGATTGGATTACAGACGGGGAAAGGGCTTGTATCGGGACTTAACAATAAAGCGACGCGCAAAAAGTTGAACGCTGTAAGCAAAAATCTTGCAAACTCAATAATAAGGCAGATTAAAAAATCTCTAAAGATTCACTCACCATCAAAAGTCATGACGGATCTTGGCAAAAATACAGGACTTGGGCTTGCAGAAGGTATAGCGGCCATGGCTAAACGGGTTTCACAAGAGGTGCAAAATCTTGTAACGATACCTCGGCTTGTACTATCGCACGGGTACGACATGGGCTTAAGCTCAAGCTATGACTATAGTCAGTATATAGCGGTACAATCCGACATCTACATGGACGGCAAAAAAGTTGCTGAAGCTGTGGCAGAACCTATGGAGACAGAACTTAACAAGAGGCAGACGCGCGACAGAAGAAAGAGGGGCAAAAGATGAGGTATAACTTTAACGACACCCTAAGTGCTACGGTCAGCACAATGCTGCCTGCTGAAGCAATGATGATTGGGCTGCCGACAGAGGGCGGCTTTTATATTGAGAACGAAATCGAAGGATACAGCACTCTTGCCGTACAGGGCAGAGAGGCTATGAGCGTAGAGTTGACAACTGCGGACGCGGCTAAACGAAACGGCAAAATATACCAAGGAAAAAAATACCCGGAGCGCGAAATTACGGTCACTTACCAGCTGATTTGTACCGATGACAATACTTATCGGGCGGCCTTTAACCGGCTTAACCAGTTGCTTAATTTTGAACAAATGCCACTTGTGTTTGCTGACGAACCGGATAAATATTTTGTTGGAACTTTAGCCGAGTCGGGCGAAATCGAACCGGGCAAGAACGCCGTTACAGGAGAGCTTAAATTTATATGCTCGGACCCATTCAAATATTCTGTATCCGAATATGAGGTCACGCCCGACTCTGACGGTATACTTGCGGTCAATTATGACGGAACATTCCCAGCTTATCCTGTGCTCGAGGCGGATTTTTATCAATCTACTGAGGCAGATAATACTGATGGAAACTGTGGTTATGTAGCCTTTATAAATCAAAACGAAAAAATAATCCAGCTCGGAGACCCGGAAGAAGCGGCGGGGCAAAAGGTTGCGGAGCAGGTGCTAATAAATCGTGAAATAAAAAACGGCGTGGGCAATTACACACTTAATAATGGCGTGGTTGAATCTGACTATTGGACACAGGCTGGAACAGTAAAAAGAAAGCCATTTGGTGGGCAAGGCGCACAATTATTATGTGCGGACACTTACGGCGTAAGTGGAACAACATATACCGACGGCGTGGGGCCAACCGTAACGATACCGATTCCGCAAGATTCTTTCGGCGATACTGGCGCAAGCGATTTTGAACTCACGTGGAACACACTCTTTTCGCCGTCGGGTGGGACTGCAGGACTTAAGCAACACGGAGACCTACAAGTTATTGTCTCCGACACAAGCAACAGAGTAATTGCCGGGGTGACAATACGAAAGGTAGTGCCCGGTACAGCCGGATATGTAGGACTTTTTGCCAACAACAAGACAGTGAAAGACTATCCTTTAGAGGTTGTGCATGATGGCGGTGATTTTGGCACCGTTTTCAGCCCGCTTCCCTTGATACAGCGGTGGAGCACAATAGTAAAGGATGGCGGAAGGATAATTTTTCATGTTGGGCCGGGAAGAAATTACGCGGTTACAATCCCCGAGCTAGCAACAAGAAAAGCGACTAAAATCACACTCGCTTTTAACAAATATGGCAAACATCCGGCAATGGACAACAACGGCATAGCGGCAATCAAATTCAAAAAAAACAACTGCAACGCACTTACAGACAGGAGCAACACTTTCACAAGTAACGATATAGTGATTGCAGACACGTCAAATGCGGAAATCTATCTAACAAGCGCTGGAGATCCGAGCGGCTCACATCTCAGACCTGATCTTGGCGCGCTTGGAAACGACTGGGAAGACTTTGTGCTAACGCCGGGACTTAACCAGATACGGTCAATCTGCTCGGATTGGGTCGATAGTGCGAAGAAGCCCACGTATAAGATGAGATACAGGAAGGTTTATCTATGATCGTATATTTTGCAGACAGAAATTTTAGAGTTATCGGGCAGGCATCAACAGAGCTTAAAGACGGGCTTATAATTCGTGATGATAATTGGACTCAGGATATTGAGACTTATATCGCAACACTTGAATTTAGAATCCCTTATACAAACAAAACAAGGCTTGAGATTGAAGCTTTGACACAGCCCGCAAACTATCTTTTACGGTCAACCAAAAAAGGTGGCGAACTCTATACGATAACAGATTCGGAAACTGATACTGACAGCATGGAAGTGTATGTATATGCAGAAGACGCGGGACTTGAACTTTTAAATCAAGCTGCTTTAAAAAATCCGGACGGAGAGGCATTCCAGACTGATGCTACGACTATGACCGGATTCGTTGAAATGTATCTTGCCGGCACAGGGTACGAGATAGGCTTTAATGCTGCAGAATCTGATGCTACAACAAAAGCGCCGCAGTTTGACACCGATCAGAGCATGGCCGAACGGCTTAAAGAGATAGCAACGCTTTTTGGATATGAAATCGGGTATTCTTATTCGCTCAGTGCTGATGGATTTAGAATTAAGCACAAATATGTTGATATCTATAAGAAACGAGGCGCTGACAACGGGATTAAGCTGAGAATAGGACAAGAAATTGACAAAATTACCACAAAAAGGTCTGCACAGGAGCTTGCGACGGCTTTAATTGTTACTGGCGAAAACGAGGCTACACTATCCGGATACAACTACTCAAGCAGTGAAAATGATTATGAGGTGCAGGAGCTTGACTTTACCTATGATCCCGTAACCGGCAGACATCAGAAACACGCATGTCTTGTATCTCCGGGTGCGCTTGAAAGATGGGGCGGAGTGATAGGTGGCGAACCAAAACACATCATAAAGGTTTTTTCTTCGGAACATGGAGACCAGGCAGCGATGGCCGAAGAAGCCGCTGCCGAACTCGACAAGTGCACAAACTTGCAATATAACTACGATATTGACTTTGTCGATATCCCGGATCAAGTAAATCTAGGAGATACGGTCTATATTGTGGACGCCGAAGGCAAGCAGTATGTATCAGGCAGGGTGCTTAAACTCGAACGGTCTAAAACAGAATACAAAAATAGCATGACGCTAGGAGACTTTTTAATAAAAGACGGTGGAATAGCAGACGAGGTACAGGCTCTTGCCGCACAATTTGGCACAATGGCTGCGAGCAAAACGCTATATGTGTGGATAGCATATGCGGACGATACGACAGGCGCAAATCTATCGCTTGAAAGCGCAGGCAAGGATTACGTCGGACTATGTGAAAATCAGACAAAAGAGCTTACAAGCATAGCACAAATCACGGATCCATCAATTTTTAAATGGTCGAAAATAAAAGGCGATGCCGGTGAACAAGGAATGCCGGGGTCTAATGGCGCAGATGCCATATTAATGGCTATCACCTCGTCCAACGGTATAATCTTTAAAAACACTGCGATAGAAACCGTTTTGACCGCGCATATATATAAAGGCGGGCTTGAAGTTACGGGGTCTGCCCTTGCCGCCCTTGGAACAATCAAGTGGTATAAGGACAACTCTTACATGGCAGGTAAGGACGGGCAGACGTTGACGATAGACGCAGGAACCGTGATAAATAAAGCAACGTTTACTGCACAATTGGAGGAATAGCATGATTAAAGCAAGTGCGACCATTACGCTTGCAACAGCGACAAGCGTTGAATCGGTGTGGAAATATTATATCTTGCAGGAAGCTGCTCTTGGAGCACCGAGTATAGATGACCAAACAGTAAGACCGCCGAAAACAGGCGGGGTAGAATGGACGCTTACAGAACCATCGTACACTGCGGGCAGCACTGACAAGCTGTATTTTGTTGATTGTACGGTGTTTAATGATGATACGATGGTGTATTCACAAGTCAGCCTGTCAAGCAGTTATGAGGCGGCAAAACAGGCTTATAGCGAAGCACAGGTGGCGCAAGGAATGATTGAGGCAACGCAGAGACATTTTTGGACTGACGAATCCGGCGCTCACGTTACTAAAAAACCAAGAAGTGACTTTTTAGCAAATCCGGAATTCCTAAATGTTTTGGCTACAAACTCCGATTTCCGCATTAAAATGGGGGGCGCCCTATTATCAAAGTACGATTCTAACGGGATGTATTTTTTAGACCCTACAGACAATAAGGAAGTGGCGAAATTCACAAGAACGGAAAGCATTGTCGGGAAAACAGAAAATAATCCTCATATAAGATTAAGCTCCTCCTACTTAAAAATAAGGGATGAGTTTGCGAACGATAGATTTGTTATCGAAAAACAGCCCGGAGGGGGCTTAACGGAAGCGTTTATTTCAACTTGGCCGGTTAATATTATTCCGGGGTCAAGCTATGTTTGGTTCGGAGAACTGTATTTTGATGTAACCATAGACGTTCCACTATCTGTTACGAGCTTAAAAATATATAGAGTTGAAGACGAATATGATCCGCCTTATGGCAACAAATACGAACAATTTTCATGTCCTATTTCAAAAATTACAAGGCAAGAAGGAAAGCGCATATACTTTGACCCAACAGGAGAAAGCTGGTATTTGACGCAGGATCCTGATACTTTTTATCCATACTACTATATTGTGGCAGCCGTTACATATACAGCTGCCGATAGAGCCACATATAACATTAAATTTGGGCATGGGAACTTAACAACGGGAGATAACACTGTTGTTTTAGGCCGCGGCATACAGACTGCAGGCGACGCCCAACTGGCATTTGGACGATATAACCTTTCAGACACTAATAGCGAATTTGCACTTGTCGCCGGCGGGGGTTATAACCCAAGCGATAGGAGCAACATCTTGACTGTGTCGTGGGACGGGAGGTTGAGCTCTTATTGGAAGATGTCCAATCCCTTTAAGCTCAGAGCCATAGAGGATGGCACATATGTCGGCGTCCACAATCAGCCTTTCAGCGCAAAAAAACTAGTAAACTTGGAAACCAAAAATCACGACGGAGATGCTACTCTAGGCTACGGCAATTTTTTTGACAGGAGCGGAGATACAAATATTTATGGATATGACATAAATATAAACCCAATAGGCTCGTGTACTGTTCCTATAAAGGATAATATCATAATAAGGAGGATAACATCTGCCCCCTTTAGTGTAAACGCAAATGCTTATACCAACATATCTAAAAGTAGTGAATCAATTATAAAATTCTCGCCAGTCGGAATTGTCGGCTATAACTTAGAGGGAACCGGCACATCAAAGGTTTCAATACCAAAAGTTTACCTAGATGGAACTACGTGCATGGCAGGCGTGCGGAATCAAGGCTCATCACAGACAGGGTGGACGTTTACTTGGGATGTTATGTATGTTAGAACTAGAGGTCTCTATTCTCCAAAAAATCCTTAACGAAAGGAGCTTTAAATGGAATTAGCACAAAAACTAAAACGAATACAAATCGAGGCTGCTGAAATTTCTGTAAAAGGAAAAGACACTATACGAATGGCTTTTATCTTACAGGGGCTAGATGAAGTTATTATGCTGATGCAGAAAGATGCGACGGCTTCGCAAAAAGAAAAAGAAAAAGAAATGGAGGAAAAATCTTGAGTGCAGAAATAATTATAACCCCTATGGAAGTTTGGCAGGGGATTTTACTTGTTTGTGGGGGGATAATCACTATAGGTGGGGCTGTAGCAGTTATCCAAAAACTTTTAAAAAGTGCTAAAAAGCCCCAGGCAAATATAAAAAAAGATATTGGTTGCATCAAAAAAACATTACTGGATCATGACCGATTTTTCAAAAATGACAAGGAAAGCATAGAAGACATAACTAAAGGGCAGGAAATAATGTTTAAAAGTCATTTAGCATTGATAAGTCATGCAATAGACGGGAACGATATTAACCAATTAAAAAAGGTTAAAAGTGAGCTGCAAACATTTTTAATTGAAAACTAACAAGGAGAATAAAAAATGAAAACACTAACAATGATTATTATGGTGGCGATTCTGCTTGAGGCAATTGTAGAATATGCGAAGACGATTATTACGATGATTGAAAAGAAACAATACAAGACTGCTATAACGCAGCTTGCTACAATCGCACTTGGCGTTACTTTTGCGTTTATTTTTAATCTACAGCTTTTCAACAACGCTTTGAGCGAATTTTTCGAGGGGCTGTCAATCAACACTAAGGTTGACATAGTTATTACAGGCATACTCTTTTCGAGAGGTGCAAATTATTTCAGCGATATTATTTCAAAACTCACAGGTAAGAAAACACCTACAGTAGTAGCTGAAGAGCTTGCAGAAAAATTTGAAGAAAGGGATGACAACAGATGAAGTTGAGAATCAAAAAGCTAACTGCCAAACCAATAAGTTATGGCGCAAGACGAAACAGGCGAAACATAAAATATATAGTTATCCACTATACAGGCAACAATGGTGATACAGCGTGGGGCAATTGTAATTACTTTGCTCATGGCAATACGAGATATGCGGGGGCACATTTTTTCATCTCCCGCAATACTGACGGCGAAGTGTGGAAGTCTATACCAATGAACCGAACGGCATGGAGCGTTGGCGGTGACCAAAGAAGCGGTGACGGCGGCGGCTTTTATTATGGGAAGTGTACAAACAATAACAGCGTATCTATTGAGCTTTGTGACATTGCCTCTAAAGACCCATCAAGGGCGCAGACGGAAGCTTGTGGGTTGCTTGTAAAATACATACAGAAACACTGCCCAAACGCTAAGACCATCATCAGACACTGGGACGTTAACGGTAAGCAGTGTCCTGTAAGGCTTGTTGGAAGAAGCAATAAAAAATGGATTGACTTTAAGAATGCGATTGTTTCAACTAAAAAAGTCAAAAAATATAAATCCATTGCCAAAAAGAAAAAATCCAACCGCAGAATTGCAAGTGAAGTGATTGCGGGTAAGTGGGGCAACGGCGAGGACAGAAAAAGGCGGTTGAAGGCGGCAGGATATGACTATAAGAAGGTGCAAAGGATAGTTAATAGACTTCTTAGTTAAATTGGCACACGATTTGACGAATCATGCCATAGTATACGTCCTATAACCAAAAAAAGTCGCTTAAAACGCAAAATAGAGCGTTTTAGGCTGAAACCGTTGAGATTTCAACAAAAAGGCGGACTGATTGACCCGCCTTATTTTATTTGTCTCTTTCCTGTATTTGTAATGCCTTGCATTGGGTAGCGCTACCAAGCACTTTCAATAAGATTTTAAGTTTTTTTCGTGTATTTTTCGTGTATAAAAAAAAGATAACCGTTGATTTTTCAATGATTATCGCATAATTGGCGGAGAGTCCGGGATTCGAACCCGGGGCCCTTGCGGGCACGGCATTTCGAGTGCCGCACGATCGACCGCTCTGACAACTCTCCGTAATATTTAGAGCCTGTTGAAATGACTCACGCGTCCAGTATAACTCAAATGATTGATTCGTGCAAACAAATAGTGAACAATTTCATTTAAAAATAATAT